ACACCAACACCAGGAAGAGCACCACCAGTAGTAGAATTATATACATAGGTACAAAAATTATATATATGCAAAAATGGATGTAATATTGCTTGACCAATCATTATAACACTTATATATTAAATATCATAAAATACTTCGTCAATTCCACCTCGTTGTGTTCCTTCGATTGGAAACACCGGACAACGTATGATATTCTTATATTGTTCGCACCTACTCTGATAGACGTCTTCGACGTTTCCTGAATAATTTCCATCCATCATTCTCAAATCGACATCGAAAACTCTGTCAAAATGCCGCCGGTGGCATCCTAACATTTCACACCTCGAGGCATTATTTTGCACGATGACATCCCATTTTTCTAAATCGTATTCTTCTAAAAAGGCGGCGAAGCCCGGGATAAAGAATCGCCCCGTGATTTTGATGATAAACTCTCCCGTGAGCCGCGTCTGTGAAACCGCCCAATGAATCGCGAATACCTCGCTCGCACCCTTGTATGGGTTTCCCTGGAGATAGGCGGCTTCAGGTAAATCCGCCTCTACATAAGAAATGATTTCAAACCGGTCGCGGAACTCTTCTTTTTCTGCATCTAATTCGGGAAAGGTATATCCGGAGTTCTCGACGACTACAATGGGAAAGGTTGTCTCGAACAACCAATACCGGATTTTTTTCGTGTAGTGTCCCAATCGTTCGCTCTTATCCCTCTGGAATACATAAACTTTCGGCTGGACGTCTACGGTGGTGGTTAAAATAATCAGCGGTGTAACCCCCATTATAGGGGGGGTTCGCTGGATAGTTTTATATCCTTGTTCTCTCAAATCGTTGCTAAATATTCGGCCATCTGCGCCCCTTTCTTTTCGAATCCCAGCTTCGAATAGAAGCCTTCTAAACCCTCGTGACAATCCAGAATCAGCTTATAACACCCCTGTTTTACCCCGTAATCTTTCAATTCTGTCAATACCTTTCTCGCGAAACCCTTACCTCGGGACCCCGGGAGAACCACAATGTCTTCGATGTGACCTACGGGTCGTCCGCCCCGTATAATTTTGGGTTCAATGATAATCGTGCCAGAGCATACGAGGTGACCGTTTTCTATTCCGACGATAATCTCTCCCATACGATGTATGTCTAACACTTGCATCAGAAACTGGCTGTCGGGAATATCCGGCGCCTCTGTGAGTTCTCGCAAGAGTTCCAGGTACTCGGTTTTTATTTTATGTAAGTGTCGAATGTTCTGGAGAACATAGAAATATAGAGGCGTCCATTCCATCTTTCTCTCTCTCGATAAACCATGTATTTTCGTCCATTTAAATCCTTTCTTTGACGTTTGAATCGACTTAAGAAAGCCTCTCTAAAATGACGAGTTGTTGCCATCGGTCTTTGCAAGGTGCGGCCTCTAATGTGAATGCCCCTTTCGCAACGAATCCCGCCGTCCGCGCTACCTCTAAAATGTCTGACGGGGAATCCATATAGAGGGTTCGTTCGTTCTGGCGAATATGTTGTGTTTCTTTGTCCTTGAAACTCTCTTTGAAAATCATCCGGTTCTCTTTCAAAGGGACATATTCGGCGGAATAATCGAAATCGCCGAAATCGACACAGGTTTTGAGAACACGTTGGTCGAAAACCTCCGGCGAATAGTTTTCGGGGAGGGCTACGGGTACAACCGCATTGAATCGGTCTTTCTCCACTAAATGAAGGATTAAATATCCGTTGTTCTGCAACCAGAAATAGCAGTTGCTAAAAAACCGGGCTTTGTTCTCGATTTCATAGATGGTAAAATGGGTGCAAAAAATATGGGTGAAGAGTGCTCGGTCGAATGCCATAGGGTTCGCGACCGAATCGCATTTGATTTCGACGTCCGGATATTTTTCGGCGGCCACGTCGACCATCGCCTGGGACTGATCTATCCCGTATGCCCGGTATCCGCGTGATTTGAGTTCGCTCACTAAAGACCCTGTTCCAGAACCGACGTCTAAAAATACGGAATACATGGTGTCGGGTTGAACCGTGTCTAATACGACATCGACGAATTGTTTCGAACGTTCTACAGGAAGCATGAGGCGGTCATAGGTTTCGCCGTAAAACTCGTCATATGAGTCTTCGTCGGTTCTCAATAAAAATCGGTCGTTCTGATGGAATCCCTCGTTTTCCTTGTCTCGCGACTTATATGCCTGTAATCCTATCCATACAAGTGCAAGAAGGATTAAAATAAATAGTAAATCTGTCTTCATTGTATTAGTGCTTTTACTTATAATGATAAAAAATTATAAGTATATCTCACGCGAATCGTATTTATGAACCCGTAAAAAAATGGATGGATTATCACTTACCTTGACATACTTACCTTGACATACTTACCTTGACATACTTATATTTATGGTAGGAGCTGGTCGGCAGGGGGCTTCAATTCTCCTCTGCGTCGTCTTCGTCCGTATCGGTGTCCTCGACTTCGTCGGCATACACATGTTTCATTTGCCTGGTCTCTTCTTCGGTTGCAATGCGTCCTTCTTGTAAGAAGAGTTCGACACGCGCGCTTTTCTTCTTCAGTTTGTCGGGGTTAATATTTTGGGCTCCTGGGATTTCAATGGCTTCGCCGGCGTGTTCGACGTTTTGACGGACCATTACAATGTAACGAGTCCATTTCGTCTTCATTTCATCGAGGGCGTCTGGTTGTGTCAGAAAGTCATACATCATCCCTCCTATGTATTTCCCTATGGTAAAGAGCGACTTTTTTGCCTGGTTGTCTGTCAATAGAAACTCGGCGTTCGCTCGTTCAAATACGGTTAATATTAGGTCCATCATAAAGTTCACCCTATCCACATCCACCGGTTCCTGAGAATCGACCCATTCCTGCTGTTTGGAAAACGATTTGCTGATATAGATAACCCCGTGCAGAGAACCCGAAATGATTGCGACGGCATTCTCTATATTGGTTCCTCGAGGGTCGTCTTTGCTGATTCTGTCGGTAAACACGTCGTTCATTCGCGCGCGAAACGGGTATGCGATATCTTTCAATAGGGCACATGTGAATATTACGAGTGGCGAATCCTCTGCCGACATCACATACAGTTGGCCGTCGGTGACTTTGACACTTTTATTCAACCTTTGAAAAACGGTGCGCTGTTGGCTAGGGCTGAGATTACGCATGTTAACTAAACTGATTGGAAAGTTCAATACAATGAATCTTTCGGTATCCGTCAATGTTCGCACTTCTCCATTGAGTATTTTGCGAAACGCGGTAATACGGTTGCCGCCGTCCATGACGTACCGAATTCCATCTTTAGAACACATGATGATTTCTGGGATATGATAATTGTTTAAAATGCTATCTAAGAGGGCGAGTTCCATCTCTCGTTTCCAGGCATATACGCGGTTGAGACGATGAATCTGTATGGGTTTATTACCATCGTAACCGGGTTCACCAAATCTTCCGGCAAACTCTTCGTTTATGGCTCCGATGTTAGAGCCGGTTATTTCACGTCGAATCATATTATTCATCATTTCTTACAACAATTGGATTCCATCATTTATAAAAAAAGCAATTCAATTTTATGTGCTTCTCAATTGGGTCCTCGTGTGGTTTGAGAACAATTCGCGGCCTATCCGGGTGTCCTCGTTCCGCACCTGTAAAAACGGGTCCATTCTAAAGGTTTCAAAGAGTCCCTGAAAGGGTTGCGACTCCTGGCGAGTCGGGAGAGGAAGCGATACCCGGTACAAATCGCTGGTAGAACTCGGTATATATGTATCCCGGGAAGGGCGCACCATTTCGGTTTCAGCGGTGACATCGAACCCTTCTGCGGGTCCGTTCCCTTGAATGGGACAAAAGTGCGAGGAATGCGTGGGATACATACGGTTCTCTAGTTTAGAGGGTTTCGGTTCATTCACAATCTGAAAATGCGAGTATTTGGTGTGAACGGCTGGGAAACTGAGATGGGGTTTGAGGGGAACATCGCAGGAGAAACGTGCTAAAATCCGGTCGTTCAATTCATCGACGCGTTCATTCTGCCCCGATTTCATTCCGGGTTCTAACCCGTATATTTTTTGGTCGAAGTCGGCGAGATTCATAGATATATTTAGAGAAGAAATTAAAAGGTGTCGTTTCCGTCGTATCGTACGGGTAACCGTTTTTTCGTATGTGTTCTCTTTCTCGGCTTTTTTAGAGATGTACTGTTTCTCATACGCCCTTTGAAATATGCAGGGCGTTTTCTCGTGTTGGTGGACTCACGCGAGTTGCCATAAAAGTTTGTGGGCGTTTTGCGCGGTGTCATTCCCGGACGGTCCAAAAGAGTATATTCAGAGAACTCACTAAAACGTACTGACATATATTATTAGAATATAAAACCCTATTTAGGATTCTCTCGATTTTCTAGAGATAGTGTATAATGCCGTCTGCACCCCCGTGTAAAACCGGATACCGAAGGTGCCCTATCAGCAAACAGTGCATACGTAAAAAGAGCAAGAAGAGGTCTAAATGCCGTTCAGGAACCCGTAAATGTGCCAACTCGAAATGTTACAATAAAACAAGGAGTCAACGTTCTCGCAAATATTTTTATCAAAAGTATTATTAGGACAGAATTGAAAACAATAAACGTCTGCAAGAAATAATATGCGTATATGTATATGTCTGATAAACAACAGCTGTTTATTTCCATTATGGCGTTTTATGCCCTTCTCTCGTATGTGATTGGACCTATGGCATTCTATTATTTGAGAGAACGTTCTCTCGCTTCCGCTGGAAACGGGTTCATTTTAGGAAGTGTCGTCTCTATCCTTCTCTGGCTGTCCGTTGGCTCGAATATGGTAAAATAGATGAAGCAAAGAATATAAATATGTTTTCACATGTTTATATACCACAACTCGAAGAAAGATATGGTAATCCTATGTAACGACACTTATCCATCTAATTCAAAGTATGACGCCCATTTTGAATTATATCCTTATCCGCTGTCGTCCTTCCAAAAATACGCAATCGAAGGCATCCTCACCGGAAACAATGTATTAGTTACGGCACATACGGGTTCGGGGAAAACCCTTCCCGCCGAGTTCGCCATCCAGCATTTCGTAAAATCCGGGAAAAAGGTCATTTATACGAGTCCCATCAAAGCCTTGAGTAATCAAAAGTTTTACGAGTTCTCTCAAAAATATCCCGAAATATCGTTTGGACTTTTGACGGGGGACATCAAAACGAATCCTACGGCGGATGTTCTCATCATGACTACAGAGATTCTCATGAACTACCTGTTTACACCGCCACATGAGGATGCCCGGCTCGATTTTCAGATACACATGGAGTCCGAATTAGGATGTGTAGTTTTCGACGAAGTCCACTATATCAACGACGAACACCGCGGACAGACGTGGGAACAGACGATTCTCATGTTGCCCCCCAAAATCCAGATGGTGATGCTTTCAGCCACCATCGACAATCCTGCCGGGTTTGCAGAATGGGTCGAATCCCGGGAGGGGTCGAACCCGGTATATCTGGCATCCACCGAACACCGTGTCGTACCTCTTACCCACTATGGATTCTTCGCAACCACGGAGAAACCGTTCAAAGAAATCAAGGATAAAGAGATACAGGCGAAGATTCGCGGGGCGACGAACCGGCTCGTCCTGATGAAGTCGGCCGATGGTCAGTTCTCGGACAAGGGATACGTCGAAATAAAGGCCATGACCGAACTGTTTGAGACCCACCGTTTCTATATGAAACGCAAGTTTGTGTTGAACCGTCTGGCGGAGTACTTGAGAGAGAACGAGATGTTACCCGCGATTGTTTTCGTGTTTTCCAGAAAGGCGGTCGAACAGTGCGCGGAAGAAATCACGGCCAATCTGTTGGAAGACGACAGCAAAGTCCCGTATATCGTCCAGCGCGAATGCGACCAGATTATTCGCAAGTTCTCTAATTACAGGGAGTACCTCGAACTCCCCGAATACGTCTCTCTCGTCAAACTCTTGGAGAAAGGGATAGGAATCCATCATTCTGGGATGATGCCGGTATTGCGCGAAATGGTGGAGCTGATGATTTCAAAAAAATATATAAAGATGCTTTTTGCAACGGAATCTTTTGCCATCGGTCTGGACTGTCCCATTAAAACCGCCGTTTTTTCGGCGCTGAAAAAGTTCGACGGTCGGAACATCCGGGATTTAATGGCTCATGAATACACCCAGATGGCGGGACGCGCCGGAAGACGCGGGATTGATACCGTCGGTCACGTCGTTCACTGCAACAACCTATTCGATTTACCTGCCATTCAGGAGTATAAGACCATCCTCTGCGGACAACCCCAGAAACTCAAATCGAAGTTTAAAATCACGTATTCGATGGTTTTGAGTCTGATGAAGTCGGGACAATCGAAAGACTATCACAATTTTGTAGAGAAGTCGATGTTGAAACGGGAAATCGATTCGTCCATACAGGACCGCATTCTCCAAACGTTGGAGGTCCGCACACAGCATCAAAAACGCCAGTTTTATATGCAACAGATGAGAACCCCCATAGACATCTGTAACGAATATATGGAAATGGAGAACAACATGTCGATGTTGTCGAACAAAAAGAAGAAGGAGTGTGACCGCAGGATGACGTCCTTGCGAGAAGACTATAAATGGTTGAAGGAAGACGTCCACCAGTTGAGGGAACATGTCAGAATCGCAGGACTCATGAAAACGGCGGAAGAACAGCTGGAATACATGCAGAATTATTCGCAGATACATATGGATAGATTGTGTAACATACTAACGGTCAAAGGGTTCGTATCGATTGCCGAAACCGGATACGATTTGACGTATTTGGGAAAAATCGCGGCGAACCTCCACGAAATACATCCATTGATAGGTTCTCACCTCTTCGTATACCTTTCCGATTCGGCAGTGTATTCGAAAGAGATTGTCGCTATATTTTCGACGTTTGCCGATGTGAAAGTGCCGGATGAATACCGATGTACGTCTGTCCGCGACGCGTTTATCCAGAGAATGTTGGATAAAATCACCGAATGGTCCCGTGAATACGAATCCTTGGAAGCACTGGAAAATACGGAAACGGGTATCCACTACGACAAAATGTTGCAATGCGATTTAATCGAAGACATATTGGAATGGTGCACGTGTGATACAGAGGAACAGTGCAAATATTTTATTCAGTGTCGGAGCGACAAAATATCTCTCGGAGATTTTACAAAGGTCATATTAAAAATCATCGTCATCACCAACGAGTTTATTTCGGTGTGTGAGAACACGGGGAACATCGAGTTTTTATCCAAGCTGAAACTCATCGAAGGGATGGTTCGCAAATATGTGGCAACGAACCAGAGTCTTTATATATGAACCCGTTGATTTCCCAAGTCGACCTTACAATGCCACGATTTTACTGTAATACGCCCACAGTCCCAACCCAAAACAGCATTTCGCGAGACAGTCCAATACATTCATCCCTATGTTTTTATAGTCCTCGTTCCACATGTAAAAGACACCGTATAATGCCCATATGGCGACGAATATCCCGAAAATCACATAGTTCGAAAAGTTGTATTTGGGTGAAACGAACTCTTTAAAAATGAGGGCGAACATCGCAAAGAAGGCGGCGAACCCCGAAACGTTTGCAAACCCGCGTGTCACGACATTGTTCTCTCCTAAATATCCGACATACAACATGACATAGTTGAGTGCGATAACGGAGAGAATTACGGGCAGATGAATGATTCTCCCAATGTTTTGTGAGAGAACCATACACAAGACTAATAACATCAGTGGCGTCGTCATCGACCAGTCGATGTATCGCGTCATCGTAATGTCTTTCCAATCTATTTTGCGGTCGTCCTTTTCGTATACGGATATCTTTTCTAAAAAAGCGGAATAGAAATACCCGGCGATGAGAGAGATGGCGGTTTCTATGTTGAGTACGTGACGGACGGTAGGATTGTTGGTTCTCATCGCCTCGATGAAGGTGATGGTGGCCGTCGTTAGAAGGAATATGTAGGTGATACTGAACGAGAACTTGACGTAATATTGTATGGGGTTTAGTTTTTGTTCGAGTTTGGTTTTGTCATCTCCCGTAACGGGGTTTAACCCCTTGATTTGAGTTCCTGCCATATAAAGTATGATAATATTTTATATGGTTAATGTTTGGTTTCTTCGTCGGAATCGTCTTTGCGTTGCGTGGTAATAAACTCCATCTCTTTTTCTTCGACGACCACATCGCGTTTTAATTTAAAACAGCAGAGGTCGACTTCGCTACACTTGGATTTGTAGCACATTTTTATAATGGCAAGCATGAACGTTGTTGAACTTGCAATCAAAAACATCCAAAACGTTTCTGACATGGCGGCCATTATAATATATTATTCACATATTATATTATACGTAGCGTTTATGGGAATCCTCCTTGCATAAAATCGATTCGTCGACATCGAGAGAACCCAGACCACAAAACAAGAACAATGTCATACGAAACAGATTCAGAATCTAGTACACAGGACGAAATATACGACCGTTGTCAAGAGTTGGACGAAGACGGTGAATGCGTCGACGGGATGCGTTGTCTTGGAACCGTTTTTAGCGTATCCAAAGAGACAAACCACGATTTACTCATGGAAGCCCGGGTCCATACCGAAATCTTTTTAGAGTATCCTTTCGCAGAGGTGGAGAAATACGCGATTATAGACCGTTTGCCAAGAATGTATTTTAGACTACGAATAGAATTGTTACAGGTTCGAATCCTCCACCAATCCTATTATGTAGTGATAAAGACGTATTGGATACGCATGGTTCAACGGGCTTGGAAACGCGTATTTAAAACGCGGCAAGAATGGCTAAACCAATTCAAACGAAATCCAGTGAAACACCTCTTGCAGATACAGAGAACCGGATATTATACTCCATGTCCGTCTTATCGCGGGTGCCTATTTGTCGAACGTCATTAAATAGAGGAACTGGTTGATATCTCCCAAGATTTCATCGCGGACGTTTAACAGGTCCGTATCCCGGGCACTGTCGAAATGGCGGGACAACCCGATTAAAAACGAACGGTACTGTAATATTCTGGACTGAAAATCCCGTTTTTTATTGTAGTCCAACAGGTCTACACGGTGTTCTATGCCCCGGATTCGCGACTGGTCCTTTCCCAACAGGATTTCAACAAAAGTGTCGATGTGTTCGTTTAATTTACTGTAGAGTTCGTCGGTGGCTTTGTGTAGGGAAAAGGACCGCGTTTTCCAATGATAGAGTTTGACCGTATTCAACATTTCTAAGAAGGTTTTCACGAGTTTCGCGGGGTTTTCCGGGCGCACTTTTCGCGTATGGGTTCCGCGTGGTTTTGTTTTATTGGAACGGCGTGGCATATATATTTATATCCGATTATCTTCCGGACCAAACTTTATTTACCAGTATATTTTCACGCCGACCATTGTTATAGTCTTCCCAGGTCGTATGAAAAGAGTTTGGATAATCGCCGTTAATATCCCCTAATAAAGAGGGTTTATTTATTTTATCCGCGAACTCTTGATAAGCAATTAATGCAAATACGCGTTCCATTTCCATTCGATTCAATCTACTCTTTATATTTTTGATACATTCCAATAACCCATATTTTGAAAAGAATATATCTATGACATCCAACGTAATGATAGACGCCAACCCAAAACAGCCGAACCAACCGGCTTTGTTATAATACAGGTCTAGAAGTTTTCGTCGTTGTTCGATATCACATAGATGTATAAGTCGAAAAATCCCATTGCAATAATAATCGTTTGGTGTCCCCAAGTTTTCACCTGAAAAATGCCATAAAAACAATAGGTCGTCTTTTAACTCTGGGAAGGGTCCCTGTAAAAACATAGAGTCATGCAATACAACAAACGTTTGAAACCACCGGTACTTCCATCCATAATAATACCCTAATATTTCGCCTGCACCTGGAAACTCCGACGTTATAATTGTAATGTTCGTCATATTTATTTCGATGGCGTCGTCCATGTAGGTTGAATGGTCGTCAATAATTACAATATACGGGTTTGTATAGTGGCGTTGTATACATTTTACACATTCTTTCCAATATAACGAATGGGTTTCATTCGACATATGTCTTACAATGATGAATCCGAATGGCTCTCTCATTAATAATATATGATATTACCGAATGGTATAAAGAACGTATAATGAGAGTGTGTAAAATTGATAGACTTTGATAAAAAGAATGGACCATTATCTGAAATGTCATTCATTTTGAAAGTAGTATTGACGCGATATTTATATGACCTGGAAGGGGTCGTCCGTTCTCTCCATCAAGCCATGGTAGAGAGAGATTATGAAAAAGCTATATTCTGGGCGTACGAAATGTATTATTCAGGGTTTCGAAAAGAGGTCCTAAATATTTTGTGGAGAAGATACGCGGAAAAGTTCTCGGCGAACCATCCTAAACTTGGATTCTATATCCGTTCAAAAATCGATATAGACCAACCGGCATGTATTTCGACGGTCCTTAAAAACTTGACAATGAAGAATCCTGGGGTTCCAGAGCCGGCGAATGTAAGGTTTGTCAATGTAAAAGAATATCATATTGAAAAATATAGGACGCGAGAACCCGCGGGAGACACGAAGCCGTGGAAATATTTGGCCGCCGTATGTAAATATGCCATCTCACCGAGGAAAGAAGAGGACAATGCCAAGGAGAGGCTTACAACGTTTCGAGAAAGGTGGCTTTATCATGCATCCTTCTCGTCAATTTGGAGAGAACGTATTCTGGCGCATTCGGGGAAGGTAGATGAAACGTCACGCGAGGTGACGTTTTGCGGAGAAGAGGAGGACGCCTTTTACGAAAAATACGGATTCGAACCGGAAGAACAATCCATAGAATTACAGAAAAGGTGTATGGGAATCTTCGATACGATATTATAGACGAGAACGAAACGGTTAACGAGAACGTCTTCCACTAGGTCTGCTAAGCCAAGTGGTTAGAATTGAATATACAAAATAGAGAACAAAACATACGATGAGAAACATCATCATTAGATTAAACATTTTTACGATAGAACAATACATTCCATCATCTTCGGCTTTACAGTTTACTATAGAACCAAAGAGACCGAATACACCGCTACCCATAATTCCACCACCAGAAGAACTTATGCCTCTGCCTCTACCCATTATACAATGGTATGAGATATTTACTGTAATTTAAAAATGGAAACCATTTAAATAAAACCGGCATTATTCACTAGAATATGGAGATAAAACAGGTTGTTATTTGGGGACATAAGTTACATAGCCACACACACAGCTATATACATAATGGCTTTTTTATTGCATTTCATAAACTCGGGTTTAAGACCTACTATTATGATGATAAGGATGATGTCAGTAAACACGATTTCACAAACTCTCTCTTTATAACAGAACATCAAGTGAATAAAAAAATTCCATTAAGGCAAGATTGTCTGTATTTAACGCATTATATCGACGAAGGAGATTATGAAGGCATTCCAAAAGAGAATATCATCATTCTAAAGGTATCGTTAAGAGATTTTATAGAACGAGATTTAAATAAGAATATAACCCATGTAGAATTGTCGTTCGGTCAGAAATGGGAGTACCATGCCGTCGATGAAAATGGATACAACTGTTTGTATATGTATTGGGCGACAGATTTACTTCCGGAAGAAATTGACACGAATATAAGAGAGATTCATAATATTCGGGTCGAACGAGTCGTTAATTTTATAGGTTCTATAACAGACCAATGGATACAATTTTATCGTATGTGTCTTGCAAATGGCATACCATTCAATCAATATGGTGCGACATTTAACACAAACTCTGAACGCAATGTTTCTATTACGGATAACATGAAGTTAATTCAACGGTCACTCATCGCACCTGCATTACAAACCGACTATCATTTACAAACCCGATATATACCTTGTAGGATATTTAAAAATATATCCTATGGAAAAATGGGTATAACGAACAATATCATTGTGAATGAACTATTTGATAACCGATTGATATTTGACACCGATTTGAATGAACTTATCAAAAAGGGGTTTGAGTTTGAAACCCGTAAAGATAAAATAGATGTGATAACCGAATTAATGAAATATGTAAGAGATAACCATACGTATATGAATCGTGCAAATACTATTATAAAATATATAAACGAATATACATTGTTCCGTTAAACGATATAATGACAAACATACTCACATTTTAAATGAAAAGGGTAATCAGTTTTTCATTATGGGGAGATAAACCAACATATAATATAGGGGCAATTAAAAATGCAGAGGATGCATTAATTATGTATCCAGGATTTGAATGCTGGTTTTATATTAACAAAGAATCTGTTCCTGAAATTACTGTAACCGAATTAACACGTATTTCAAATACAAAAATCATTTATAAAGAAGGGGATTTGAATACGGTAAAACCGCGAATGTGGCGGTTTGAAGCCATCGATGACCCAAACGTGGAGGTCATGTTATCTAGAGATACAGATTCAAGATTTAGAATAAGAGAAATATTAGCGGTAACAGAATGGATCAATAGTGATAAATTATTTCATATTATGAGAGACCATCATAGGCATCATTCTGCAATATTAGCTGGAATGTTTGGCACTAAAAAAAATCCAAATATTCCCGGTTGGATGAATATAATGACTGTATTTAATCAAGGAGGAGAACGTTATACTTACGACCAATATTTTTTAAAAAAATATATTTATCCAATCATTAAAACGAGTGTAATGGTTCATGCTACATTTTATCGCTATGAACCGGGGTCAAAGCCTTTTCCAATTGATTATGACAGCGAGTTTAGATTTGTGGGAGAAAATGTATTTCATGATAGTTCGAGTCCGCAAGATTATAAAGAGATGTTAAAGGAAGGACTTAATTCTGAAACCGTGGAAATATTCGTAGAAAAGTGTATAGATAACCCTCTCGGTAAGAAATATAAGGTTATTTTAGTAGATAGCGAAAAACATTTTTTGGCCATTTTGACTTCAAACACTAAACCATACGATTTTAGTAAAATTTTACACCTTCCAAAAGGTTCAAGATATTCACATGTAATATTATACCTCAATTATAATAAAGGTATAATATTAATCATAATCTATTTATAATAAAATTATTCAATATGGTTAAGAAACTTAAAAAACAAGTAAAAATAAATAGCTGTTTCATTAAGGTAGTAAATGAAATAACATTAGATGGGAATTTGCTTATCTACCATAAAGTAAGCAGATGATAAACCTATTTAGTTTATCCTCCTTTAGGAGGAAGCGCTCGTTTTTTTTTGATAATAAAGTCGGTATTTAAAATACACGTTGCTCTAAATCGACGAATGTTTATATATACAATTCATTCGAGCATTTGATTGAATTATTAGAAACGTTCGAATGGAGAGGATTCCCATATTTTAGAAGAATATAAACAAATTAAAGGCGATTGGAATCGAGCGTTGTCCGAAAAACGTTTGATATAGTTTTTATTTTGTATACTATATCCATTGAGCCAATTTTATACCGTTGAATTATGATGTATCGTCGTCCATGGTATATAAGATGTAAATGATATAAATATTGATATATAATAAACCATATGAATTATACAATCGTTACCGCATGGTATGACGTTCGTGAAAAAGAGAATCATCCGAACAAACATGACACATCAAATGCTTTTTTTTGTTCTATGGAATGGTATTTCGACAGTGCAAAGCTGTTATTTAACAAGCCGTTTCCTATGGTGATTTTTACCGAACCGCGGTTTAAAGAGTTTATTTTGTCGGCAAGACCCGCCGAATATCATTCGATTACACGAATTATTTATCGCGATTACGAAGAACTTGCATATTATTCTCTATTTAAAAAGTACGAAGAGAACCACCATAAACATAAAATACACAACCTCACCCAAGAAAAGTTTACCCCCTTATACAAGTTTATTGTAAATCAAAAGACATCTTTTGTAAAAGATGTGATTCTAATGAATCCGTTTCAGACGACAAGGTTTGCATGGATGGATATGCGATTACATTCCGTCTATGATATGACGGTCGAAGAAACGACAGAGGCGATGGAAAATATTCCGGATTCCCGGGTGAAACTCATGCAGATGTCTCCGACGACTACGGCAGAAACCCGTTGCCGAGGCGGGTTTTATTCGTATACGCGAGGAAAATGTGCCGCCGGTTTTTTCGGTGGGTCTCGCGAGGCGCTGTTAACCTTCTGTGATTTATGTCAGAAAGAGTTTCTTCAGGCAATCGAGGCAGAAATGGCACCGACGGACGAGATGATTTATTCGTATGTCATCGCACACCATCCAGATTTATTCGAACCCTATGTAGGCGAATATTGCGACTGTCTTCGTAACCTACATAAAGCGAGGGGGTCTCACCATCTGGTACTCCCCTTCCTTCAACGGTCGTTTGATTCGGGAAAACACGATTATACGATTGCGGTTTCTGGCGGATTGCGCCGAGCATTTTTAGCAGGAGAAATCGAGCTGTCCGCCGAAAACATTCATAAAACGTGGTATTATTCATATGTAGCGCATTTTTGGCGACAACGACGGGACTCGTGTCGCGAGTTATTGCACGAATATTTTGATATTGCGAAACGTAGGGGGGATGTCGCGGAACACATCCGTGGATGTATCGGATTTTTAAGAGATATGGTAGGTTACATGGAAGAAACCGACCTCGTAGATAGACTGAATGCGGTATAAATTGTCGGAGTATGTAATGTCTATATTGTTATTACATTCTCTAATGTTCTCACAGGAATCCGTTTTGTATTATAGATTTGAATATAATGTTTCATAATGTCAACCGAGTTCGCCATAAGGTTTGCTGCCGTTTGATATTCGACGCCGATTGCCATTGTATCTGTTGATGAAAGTTTAAGGGAATACCACCAGTAAGGTGGAATAAAAAGGGTATATCCGGGGAGAACCTCAAACTCTAAAAATCGGATTTTATCTGCATCGTTTTTGTATTCCAGTTGGCAGTTCCAAGGATTCAATCGCGAATAAAATGTGTAGGAGGCGTAGTCATGAACGGGGTTTAAAAATGCGCGGCTCCTCCACGGAGTCATTTTTACCGTGATTTTCCCTGAAGTCACCGATATAAACTTTCGGTCGAGGGTATGATACCGCAACGGCGTGCTTGTTTTTGCCGACCCGTGGATACATTCATATGCCGATTTTACTGTAAAGTTGGGACGGAACACAGGGTCCGCGGTCTCGTGTATGTTTATGGAGTTGTCTTCCAAAAATCCCTGATTTTTTTCGGTGTAATAGCGTGTTCGCGTGTCGGTTTTAAACAGGCGTTCTGTGGCGGAAAAGGACAGGAGAACCGGTGTAATGGATGCGTTTTCTGTGGTTTTATAATAGTCGTTCGTATCCCATACTGGGAGGTCGACCGTCGATTTTACAGCAGGGTCATTCGGCAACTGAATGTTTTCGAAGAGGGGATGCTGAAACAAAACGGGCTGTTTTACATTACAGATGGTTTGTAGATGGTCGTTGGATACGTAGTCCATTTCGTATATTTCTAAATCTTCGGATTTCTTGTATTGATAATTGACGTGGATATATAGGAATAGTATGACAATAAAAATGCATAAATAAATGAAAAAACTCATACAATCGGTTTATTTATAAATAGGTTTATTTATGTAATAATAAACCGCATATATTATATATGACAGTCATCAATGGTATCGAAATCGACGACATAGAATACAACGTAAATCATACGAAAAACGCCATTGCGAATAACGACCCCATTGACGATGTCTTACACGTCGTATGTGTGATTTCGAATCCGGCCATGTTCGCGACCCGATATATTTTAGCAAAACAATTCCTGTATCGGCTGCAGTTCGATTCGCATATACGTGTCTATGTGGTTGAACTATCGTATGGAAAACAGCAGTATTATATTACGGATGCGAATGACCCGCGCCATTTACAGTTGCGTGGAGAACACGCATTATGGCACAAAGAAAACATGGTAAACATTGGTGTAAAAAAGCTGTTGCCTAAACAGTGGAAGGCGATGGCATGGGTAGATATGGATGTCGAGTTTGAAAACAATACATGGGCGCTGGATACCCTTAAAATATTGAACGGACACCGGGATATCGTGCAGTTATACAGCCATTGTATCGACATGGATAAAGATGAATCTGCGATGAATGTTTTCAGCAGTTTCGCATTCCAATACGAGAAAAAACAGAAGTATTGTATCAATTCTAAAAACTTTTGGCATCCGGGGTATGCATGGGCGATGACCCGGAAAGCTTACGAACGAATTGGTGGACTATATGAATACGGATTGCTGGGTTCGGGAGACTATATTATGGCATTGTCTATCATAAACAATGGGTTAAAAGGGGTCACCCCTTTATCCACCGATGACTACAAAAATACGATTTTGGAGTTTCAACGAAAGATGAAAACATTACGGCTAGGATATGTTCCCGGCGTCATTCGCCATTTTTATCACGGAAAGAAATCCGACCGTAAATATGCCGAACGATGGAAAATCCTTTCAGATAGCGAGTATTCGCCGAATCTGCATATTACACGAAACTGCGATGGATTGCTGACACCTTCGGTGAAGTGTCCGCCTGAATTATTAGTAAAAATAAAAGAGTATTTTTACCAACGGAATGAAGACAACTAGTTCGCGGCGTCGATGTCGACTAGTCCTCCTTTATTTTAGGAGCAATAAGTGCATGGAGTTTTGCCCCGTCGTCCGTGAACAAATAAATGATGGATATGGGATACTGGTCGCATAGGCCAATGACAACCTCTTTCGATATTTTTTGAAAGAGTGCGATATAGTTTAACTGTGAAAGACTGAACGACAATTCGAGTTTTTCCCCTTCATTGATGGAAAATGCAGATAAGTCGTCGATGTTGACTTCGACTGACATTTTCCCGCTTTCTGGACTGTTTGCAGAAAGCAGGATTTTTTCTTCGGAACATTCAATGTCGAGAGAATCCCCGAAAGATTTCAACTGGTGAATCAGTGTAGAAAATGTGGCCGAGGGAAGCGAGAACTCGGCCACATAATCGGTGGGCGGGATTTGCATTGCTTCGTAATCTATATCTATGAGAGGACACTGAAAATGTTTGTCGAAAACGGTTTTATCCTCGCTGGTAAAATGGATAGATAACGAATCGGCGGTGTCGTATTCGATATGAATGTTTTGATTTTTCTCCTTGGCGTTTAAGATTTTAAAGAGGATGTTCGTGGATATCCCCATGACAATGTCTCCCACATTCGTAAAAGAGTATTCGTCGAACCATGTATTCGGGAGATGGGCCTCTATAATTGAAATCCGACTGGAGTCCATCGTTTGAAAGTAGAGCCCGTTTTTCGAAAACACGAGAGATATGTGTTCGGTTAAATTACGAATAGATTGAAAAATCTGTGTGAAAATCTCTTTTTTGACTGCATTCGTGATATGAACGTTCATGATATGAAATAATAGGGTTATTATTTTATATCTTTTGTATCTCTTTCATCATATGAGAATAACGCAGATAATCGTAAATATCATGACAATGGTAAGGAATACACCGACACCGGCGATATATTGTTGCCAACTGGATGTCATAGTGTTTATTATACGTGCACGTATTTAAGTCGATTCAATCAACAACTTTAATAAACCAGGTGAATCCACTTTTGAATACATTGTGATTTTACTCGTCAAACTATCATCCATAAACGGCTTTAACAACGTTGTAATGGAATCTATCATAGAAGGGGTATAATATATATACATCTGTGAAAGTAACAAAGAATAATTTGTTGGAACGTTACATTTATCACACACGAGTTTAATGACCCCTTTGTAACGTTCTGCGGCAGAAATAGTAAATGTGTCTAAAATAATATGGAGTTCAAATGACTGATAGTTTTGTAAAACCGTTTCATACATAAATATTAAATATGTGACAAGTGTGTCATAAATCTCAGGGTATGCATACAATTTGAAAACGGTATAATTAATTATAATGCGGTTTGTATTCGGTATAATATAAACGGTCTGTTTTATCATATCAGATAAATCGAATTTTTCACATACCGCCTTCGCCGAATCTAATTTCTGATTTTTTTTGAAAAAGGTGTTTTTTCCTTGGGCGCCTATATATTGGTCTTTAAACTGTTCGATTGCCTGAATTGAACCAATCGTGTTCGACATATATACTTCATTATAACTTTCTCTTTATATTTTAACGAATCGAACAACTAATCGGTGGAAGCCTTATTTTCTTCTTCCTCTGCCGGATTGCCTATAACGAATGTCGAACTGTTGATATCAGGATAGGACATGCTGGTGGTTTCTACCGTTTCTGGGGTGACCCTCTCTTCTAAAAGCATTCGATTTACCTCCATGGTATAGGTCTGTAGTTTCAACAGCGAGTCCTTCAGCGTAGAAATCTCTTCGGCTAACATGACAAACCGCGTATTAAAGTCTTCTAAAATCGTACTAATGTCGACGACCCCTTCCTCGTCAGAAGAAGGGGAAGGCTCCTGTGAAAAATGCACGTGTCGTTCCCCGTTTTCTTTCGATTCATTCATAAACTTTTCGAGTTTCACTAGTCGGGAATCCACGAGAGAAATCACCTGATGTATAGTTAGACCGGAAGGTTCGGCGGGTTTTGGCGGGTTTACAGTGGCGGGTTCTGTGGGGGTGATTCCGGCGCGTCTCTGTCTGGCGGATGCAATCGCTCTACTCATATGATTTTATTATATTTGATTCTCTAAATCATTATTTTCTTTTAAATAATGATTTTCACCCTTTTTCATTACACCCTTTCTTATTTAAAACGCCCATTAATGCATAATTGTTACCATCTTATTTTGTTATAAATATAATTTATTCGCGTTCATAAGGGTCGTATCGTTCTTCTTTTTTTACAACATTTATTATTTCTCCTATGCTTGTAAAAATGCCAGTGTCTTCATAACGAGTAATTTTTTCCACATATATTTTTTTAATTTTATTTTGAATAAATGGTAAGTATTTCATTTCTAATTTTGGTGATATAAATGAATTATTATTATAAATAACAACTGGTTTCCTTGGTGTTAAGCATATTTTTTTCATATTTTCAAATAATGTTTTGTATTCTGTTGAATTATAATAATAATCATTTTCATCATCATCGCTATCACAAACTCCGCATTCTAACTCACAGTAATAACCGCGAATAGTAGGAAGTTCATAATAAGATATTCCGTTTATATGATGTATTTCTAGATAAACGTAAATGTAAAAATCGCAACCCATTATAATATAATGTATTTTTAGATAAAATGGGCGTTTTAAATGTGTAAAGGTGTAAAACACCCATTTTATATGATAACGAATCTATACGTAATAATTTTGTCTCATTTTTTTTCGGACCAGAAAAATATGTATCCAAGAAAAACAAAATACGAAAAATCAAGAAGAATTATTTATGAGTTCTCATATAAATGGGCGTTTTAAATGAGAAAAGGTGTAAAAACTCAACCATTGTCCGTTTTGCCAGAAGAAATAATTGAATCCCGACTCTATATGAATGAGACACTCCGCTCATGGATTCATTATATTCAACTGAGAACTACGAAAAGAACACCGGCAGATTGCTTTAGAATGTGCGGATGCGATAGAAACGATTTTTCCTATGGTTAAGAATATAATTTCTAAAGAATGTGTATAAAATGGATATTTTACAGGATACTATAGAGACTCCTAAACATACGTTTTTCAGCCACGTGTTCTCTTCGACGGAAGAAGGAAAGGCCGAGTTTTTAAACATTTCACAGTATTCGCTGATGGCCGTGGTTCCTGTGGTAATATTAAACAAAACCATCCAGAGATTTATTCCCGAAGCGGACACTGACAAATCGAGTTTAGAACTTTTAGTAGAAATATTCATACAATTGATTATAATGTTTTGCGGAATCATCATTATTCACCGTGTCATTACCTATTTCCCCACATACAGTGGATACAAATATGAACATCTCACACTTACCAATGCGGTTTTAGGATTTTTAGTGATTGTTCTCAGCATTCAGTCTAAACTCGGATTAAAGGTGAATATTTTAGTAGACCGTTTGACCGAACTCTGGGAAGGGTCTTCGGGTGTGGGTGCAGGTGCCAAACATTACGACCCTTCGAAAAAATCCGTGAGGTTTTCCGTGCCAATTCAACACAGTCCAAGTCAGGCGGATTATTTAGACGACACTGGGATTCAGTCCGGATTATTTCCGCCCGCACCCACAAATACCAGCGGGCAAACCAAACCGACGTATAATATGATGATGCGTGGCGGAGGCGGGCCCGGAGGAATGGATGATTCCTTCGGTGGACCTATGGCCGCCAATTCTATATTAGGCGGGGCATTCGGGGCCTCGTTTTAACCATGAGATACGAGTTCGTGATTATTGAACGCTACGTCCGAATAATGCGCTGTGAGAATGTTTTCAAAATGGACGATAGATTCGGTCGAATTGTATCGAACGAACAGGTTCGCAGACGTCATTTTAAAAAAACATTCTTCCATCTCTTTTACGATGGTCGGATTCATGAGATGTTTGCAACACATCAAAACGTATTGAAGGGACATTCCTAATCCGTATACATCTATGGTTTCTATCGACCTTTTTAAAAAGATGTCATATTCTTCCAATGACATTTTTTCCAGCATACTATAAAAATCGTCGAGATACCGTTTTACGATTTCATCCACCTTTTTTTTAGACGTATTGTAACATATGTATTCCATAAAATAGTCGAATGCATTCGACAGTTTCGAAATCTTATATTTATTTAAATCTTCTATAAAATACTCAAAATACTCTTTTCGTTTGTTCGCCGTTTTTTTTGTGAACGCAATATAATCCTTTCTATTTAAAAACTGGATTTCAAGTGGATAGTTCCAAAACGCGTAATTGTATATCCAATTTCCTGATTCACGTGTCAACTGTATCTCTTTCTGCATATTTCGCATATGTCCGAAATCGATATAATTCATACGGTTTTTCACTTTGCTATATACAATATTTTGTGGTTTTATATCATGGTGTAAAATGCCGTATTTTTGAAAAGTCAGTATCCCGCGAAATAACCTATGAGATTCGACCCAGAACGCATTTACTCCATTCATATTGGATGGATTTCTCCCAAGTTTTTCCAAAGACACTGCGAAACTCTTTAGATTAACACCCCCGTAATTCATTACAAGAATCGACATGTTCTTGAGTTTGGCTTTTGTCACATTGTTTTTGAAATGTTTTCGGGTGAGATTCTTGCATTTGTTTATGGCACGCAATGCGTCTTTGGTTGCATTGAGTTTACAGGTGGTCGGTGCACCCAGATAAAAATCGCGGTTTTTATCGACGGACGAAATAATGGCATATTCTCGGAGCTCTTTTTTGGCATCTTTTGAGAGTAACAGTTTGGAAACCTTGTTTTTATAGGACATTTTTTTATCTTGGCATTTGAGACTTGGCTTATGAACACAGCCGAATGACCCTTCCCCAATGACTTCAACACTTTCTTCCATATATAATTGTTACAGATTATTTTCATTCGTCGGGATAAAATGCATGGAATCCATGATTTCCATTTTACGTAGGGATTTTTCAAAGTTGTTCTCTTTATCTAAATTGTTGAATAGATACTCGGTGTTTGGACTCTGCTCGTTTTTTTTAATCTGTTTATACACCTCATTTATTTTTTCAACCACATTGTATACGAGTTCTTTTCGTGCGATTAATTCCACGTCGGTAGGTACAGGTTCCGTTAAAAGAGCGACGGCGAAATACAATAGATACCGCCGTTTTTTAGAGGACCCCGACGTATATTTTATACAGAAGAGGTTCATGATGGACCCCATCAATTTCGATAGGAAAGGGTTGTCATTTTCATTCGAATAGAAAAGGAGTGTGTCCCATACCAACCATATGGGGTCGCGTTGATATTTGTTTTCCACGGAATACGTGGACCGTTTTTCACACAGACACGAGACCTTGCGTTTTCTACATATCAGGTCGAACTCGATGACCCATTCGACCCAGTAGCACGCGTTCAACATGTGCCGTTTTTCTTTCGAAATGTTAAAGGCGAACTCGTTGATGGCGATGTATAACTCTTTCGGGTCTTCTTTTTGAAAAATGGGTTCGGCATAATTCATGCTAGGGGCTTTCAGGCGTTCCGTCATCTGGGTCATGTCAAACTCTTCTACCCGATTTATTTTGATGGGTTCAAAACTGTGTTTGCGATTGGAATACGTCAATACCGCGACGACTTCGGCGAAGAGTTTGCGTATCTTGTCGCTGTTTCGAAGATGGAGTTCGGTGATATAATGACCTTCGTGGATGATGTTTCTAAAGATTTGAAACCGCATTTCTAGATAATATACGATTTTCGGGTTTCCCAGATGGATATGTTTTCCAACATAGTGTAATATGATTTCCCATAGCTCCATGTAATGACCGGCACACACCAGTTCGGCCGCCCAGTAACACGCGGGTTCGATTTTGCCTTTTGTCATATTCTGTATTAATTGGGCTCTCACCTCTGATTTTTTGTATTTTGAAAAGGATTCGCCTTTAAACTCTGTCGATTTGCGAACATCATTGATTTCGCTTGACATTATAGATAGTTCATACAAAAAAAATAGAGTTTTTGTATGAAGGTAATGTCCGGAGCGTATTAGCGCTTTGGAGATGGGTATATTGCACGTCTGGTGAGTCTCCTAATTCGTGGACTTCTTGAACTGGAGCTTGAACTGGAGCTTGAACTGGACCTGGACCTGGACCTTGAACTGGATCTGGGTCGATGTGATTTTCTTCGGGATGGATATACCGCGGGGCGATTTAGCGTTCTAATCGTTCTCTTGGAGCGATTTAACTTGTCCGCAACATAACTAATAGGAATGGATTGATAGGCGCTAGTATCCGTTGTAAATATATGTTTAATATTCTCACGTTCAAAAACAACATCTCCATCGATTTCTTTAGAAACCGCACTCTTCCATTCATGCAGTTCAACTGGATGAATATGCTTGATAAGGTCTCCTTCATTCATAGGTGTAATAGTAACGTCTTTTAAGTTGTTGTCCTTGTAAAATTTTTGGTTTAAATATCTGCCGAACGCATTAAACGACCTAAAGATATGTCCTCCATCTTTGTCGCCGATGTATACATACAAAGAACTGCCGTTGATGTAATATACACCGTTCACAAGAAATCGTTGCGGAGATTTACTCATATAATAATGGCGAGATAATAATGGCTAAATGGCTTATTGCAACCCGATGCGAGGCTCTTCATTCGGTAATAATGCGGGTCGCCACATTAATGGTTTGTAACTCCTGCGACAAGAGTTTGAACGCATAAGGGATTTCGACCCGAGCAAAATCGGTTTTATTGCCACATGTGTGACACAGATGTATGATAAAATCCTTATTATTTTTTCCGTCGTTGTAGGACGCCGTCATCCCGCATTTCTTACAGACATACATGCTGTATTTATCCGAAACATCGTACAGCCTTTCGCGACACAGCCGGGAGGCCCCATGGGCTATCATGACATCGCGTTCCATCTCGCCGATTCTAAATCCGCCGTCGCGAGAACGACCTTCCGCCGGTTGACGCGTAAGGTTCACCATGGGTCCCATGGACCGGCTGTGTTGTTTGTCGTTCACCATGTGTTTCAACCTCTGGTAAAATACGGGGCCGATGAACGTCGACATCTCCATCTGTTCTCCCGTAAGCCCGTTATACATGATTTCGTTGCCGTAGCTTTCATACCCCACTTTCTGCAGTTCGGCGGAGATGGTTTTCACATCCAAATCGCCGAAACTGGTGGCATCCCCGAACATTCCCAGTTCGAGAAGGAGTTTTCCCAGAACGGTTTCTTTCAACTGGGCGATGGTCATTCGCGAAGGAATGGCATGCGGATTGATGATGACATCCGGTCTCAGTCCGTCTTTCGTGAAAGGCATGTCGCATTCCGGGATAATGTTGCCTACCGTCCCTTTCTGCCCGTGGCGCGAACTCATCTTATCTCCCATGACGGGCTTTCTTAAAATGCGGACGCGGACTTTTGCAAAGTTGTATCCGTCCCCGTTTCGTCCCGTGTAATTCTTATCGATATATGTTTCTTCGGTAGTGCGAAAGGTCTTGCTCTGGTCTTCGTATTTGATGGTTTTCGTCGGGTCATTGCGGTTCTCTTTTATCGGTATAATTTTCGCAATAATGACATCGCGGTTCTCGACCAACGCATTCTCCGGAATGAACCCCTGCGGATTCAGTTTATCGTAATTGCCAAACTTGATTCCCTTCGTCCTCGATTTGTCGGGTTTGCATCGAATGATTTCGTCGCGAATGATGTTTTTGTCTTCGTCTTTTTCGGTATGATGAATGGTCGCCAAAAACAGGCCTCGGTCGATGGACGCTTTATTGATTAACACGCTGTCTTCTTGGTTGTATCCGGTGTGGGTCATAATGGCGACGTGAATCTGGCATCCAGAAGGGATTCGATTCAAGTGTAACATATTCATGACCCGGGTTTCGACGAGAGGTCGGCTGGGATAGTTTAATATATACGCGGTTTTATCCATACGTTTGTCGAAGTTCGTGGCATAGACTCCCATCGCCTGTTTCGCCATCGCCGTCTGGTAGGTGTTTCTGGGGGCTTGATTGTGTTCGGGGAAAGGGATGCAAGAGGCTAAGACGCCGAAAATGACCGACGGGTGGATTTCGCAATGGGTGAAGCGATACCCAACGCTGTTTTTGACGAGGTAGTCCTCCCTTGTTTTCATCGCAATCATCGCAAAGTTTTGTTCTTCGGGGTCGATGTATTCGATGACGGATTCTTCCAGATTGCAGGAGACCAACAGGTCGTTCCATGTAATCTCCTTTTTTACCAGGCGGTCGATAATTTCCGGGGTAATCAATGCCCGGTTATCGCGGACTTTCAATACTGGACGCGTGAGTCTCCCGCCATCGTTACATATGCGGATTTCGGACAGTTTGTAATTGAAAATGATAGAGGTGTAAATGTTGATGATGCCCCGGTATTTTTTGTCTTTCATATCTTGATACAGTTCTATCGGGGAATCCGTGACCCCTACAAAAGCCCCGTTCACAAAGACTTTTATTTTAGAGTGTAGTTCTCTGCTGTGCGCGACATCCTCGACTTTTATAATGAATGGAAGAACATACTGTCTCATTGCGACGCTCGTCGTAGGAATCGTGATATGGGTGAGATAGCTGATATTTTTAACAATGCCGATGGATTGTCCCTCTGGAGTTTCTGCAGGACATAGAAACCCGAATGTCGTCCCGTGCAATTTGCGCGGTTCGACCATTTCCCCGCTTTTTTCCATAGGCGTGTTAATCCTGCGCAGATGGCTGAGACTGGCGACATAGGTGAGCCGGTTCAATACTTGGGCGACTCCCACACGGGTCGAACTCGACTGTTTGACACTGAAATCGCCGGTCGCCAATGCCCGGTTGATGCCGTTCTCAATCGTAGTGGATTTCATAATCTTATAAATGTTCGTCATATTTATAATATTTTCGTAATCTTCGGAAGACCGCCAAGACCCCATATTGATTTCTTTGACAATCTGTTTTTGCATCTCTTTCACAAGTTTATTGAAATAGTTGCGGAAGAGGTTATTCAAGAGGGTTCCGGTGAGCTCGATTCGTTTATTTACATAAGAGTCGCGGTCGTCCAGAGGAAGCAATCCCATCGAGGTCTGTATCAATTTTTTTGCCATGTATCCCAAGAGGTAGAGTTTCTGGATATGGCTCGTGCAATGGGGGAAGAGGTCGTTGTCTAAGACTTCCTGTGCGAACTCTCGCTTTTTTCGAGAGCCCGTTTCTTTATCCAGATGCATCGGTGTGTATGCGACGTAGCTCGTGATGTGACTCAATGCGTCCTCTTGTGTCATATACTTGTTTCCGTCGATGATAGACGCCTGTAGAAAGTTCAAAAGGTCTTGGTTGTCTGGTTGGTCTACGTCCAAAAGGATATACTCGCAGATGGCTCGGTCGGATAGGACTCCTAACGCGCGGAATATAACGACGAGTTCGATGGGCTGTTTTATACGTTGTATCGTAATATATATTCCGTAACCAAACCCGTTGTTTTTAGACGCAATCATCATCTCAATCTGTTTCGGGGAAATGCATTTAAAATCAGGGACGGATTTGATTTCCGCATAATAGGACCATTTCGTCGTGTTTTTTCCGTCAAAACAATAGACGCGGTTCTCGGCGGCTCTCTCTTGACCCAGCACCGTTTTTTCAGAACCCTTGATAATGAAATATCCGCCACAATCCATGTAACATTCCCCGGTATGAATGGGTTCGATGTTACTGTTTTGTTTCAAAACGCAGACCGACGATTTTACCATAATCGGCATCTTTCCAATGTTTATTTTCGGGAGAAACTTGCTGATGATGCGCGGTTCTTCTTCGTTCGGTGAGCGGATAATATAGTCTATACGAATATCCAGGGTCATGGTGGATGCATAGGTAAAGTTTCGCAACCGTGCTTCTTGTGGCAACATCATCTTTGTGGCGCCATTGTTCTCATGGATTTGCGGTGGATACAATTTAAAACTTTCGAAACGTATCACGACTTCTAAAGTATGCATGTTGTGTTCGGGAATAAAGTCGTGTTCGGAATGCACTTTCACCGGATTAAACATTTCGATGGTTTTCGGCAACTGGTGTATGATAAAGTTGTCATAGGATTCGAGCTGGTGTCTCACTAACCTCTCGAGATGTTGGCCTTCGAAATAGGATTCGATAATGTCAAAGGGTTCTTGGACGTATGTGCCTAGATGAGACAACAATGATTGTCCGTGATTGACATATGTATGTTCTACAGGGAATGATTCGATTTTGGTTGACATGGTTATATTTGTGACAAGGGATACTATTTATAAATGAATCAATTTTTTAGATTGTTTTCAATTTAGGTAATTTTTTTCAAATGGTTCAAATGGGTTTCCCATGATGATTTATTTTCACTTTATCTAATATCTAGATGTCTGAAAGGAAAACCATACAAATAAACCCCGAACTGTTTAAAGTATCGAATGTATCTCGTAAGAAAAAGCCGGCGGACCATCCAAAAATACAGATGAAGAATACAATCAAATCTCAAAAACAGAAAACATTGCGAAAGAATGTTCTCAAAATGATTCGAGAAAAACAGCAGGAATCCTACCGCGAACTCTTTGATACGAAAAAGAAGCCGACGAAAGAGGCCGACGCACCCTATGAAAAGGAGTTTAACAAGGATTTTGATGAAACGGTCGAGTTCTTTTCGTCGCTTTCTTCTAAAATAGAGGAGCGGCCGAAACCGTCTGCCGTGGTCCCTCATAACATCACTTTCAAAAATAGGACATCTTCGGTCCTGTCCCATGAGGACCCGCCGATTCTCGAAGACCCGTTCCCGAACGAACATCACGCGAACGTTGATACAGAACCCTATGTTGAACCTTTTACGACTCTTGATACGCCGAAATACGGATGTCTCAAAAACGGTACCCTTCCTACCTGGCGAAATTATACGCGAAAGAACGGGTCAAATCCGGTTCGTGTTCCTCCTCCTCCTTCTCCTCCTCTTCTTCAAAATACAGAAATAATACAAAAAATGGAGAAAATACACGGGGTTAAACCGGAAAAACAAAAACGCATTAAATATCTGAAACGAAAAAAGATATTTAAACGAACCTATCATGTAGGACGAAATAAATCGGTTGTCGGTGTTTTAATATCGAATAAAACGATTCGAAACCGTGTTACGACACAGAGTCAACTGTTGAAACAGACTCCGATAAAAGACGTTCGCAGGTTTCTCATAAAAAAAGGGCTTATTAAGGTCGGAACGAATACCCCCAATGATGTTTTAAGAAAGATGTACGAAACGGTGTCGTTGTTATGTGGAGAGATACAGAATCATAACCCAGAGAACTTGTTATATAATTTTATTCATGATACTACGGAATAAGTGCGAATCTATCGAGTATTCTAGCTAGTTCGATATCAAAACGTAGGATGCCTTTAGGCTTGGTATATCATATTCTAATTACGATTACAAATGCAATTAACCTAATTGGGAGAATGTATCCTGTAACTTGTGAAATATCCTATAATACTCTTCGTTCGTACCTGAATACCTCTGGACCTCGATGATATATTTAAACTCCGTCTCCGGAGTGTATGCGTCAAATACACGGACGCGTGCTTCGTCGCCTCCTCTTCTGCGAGACCATTCGAAATCGAATGAGTCGAACTGGACCGTTGCATCTTGGTCTTGCAAAACATTCTCAATCAATGCATGGACCTCTTCAATCGTATGTTGCTGTGTCGTTTCTGGATTCACAACTATATGATTTGGAAGTATAAAGGAGGGTCTGGGAGGTGGTTGTGGGATAACACGGCGTATACTAAACTCGAGCTCGTCGTCGTTGACCTCGTACTCCATGTCGGTGAAGTCAAATGGATTCATATCGTTATATTCGTCAAATGGATTCATATCGTTATTTTCGTCAAATGGATTCATATCGTTATTTGCTTTATTGTCGCTAGACAGTTGTCTCTCCTTCGTTTCATAAAAAGGATTTCAATTTTATAGGTGGGAATCAGTGGAGGGTATCCGCAATATCCGTGATAATGATTAAATAGCTCCAATAAAATATAACAGACACGAATAACACTGTCATTATACACGAGACATAATAGACGCATTTTTTCCGATATATTCTCTTTTCAGTATCGTGTAATGGTTCTTCGTATGGAAGCCAGTCGTCGCATACGGTAATACTGATTTCTTTGGGACGCAATTGCATGATAACTATTTTCAAAAAATGTGTTTATATATGTTTGAATGAATTGAATTATCGATACCTACTGCGTCTCCGGGTATGGGACTTTGTTCTCTGGATATGAGACCGACTCTGGGATTTTCGACTCCGAGTCTTGGAGTTGCGACTCTTAACCTGCACGACACTTCTTATACGACTTCGTTCCTGATGAAACGTAACTGGTTTTTTCCGGTTGTCTTCTCCGTACAGACCATTCATTTTAATACTGTCTAAATAGTTTCCACAAGTCAAATGTATATATATGTGAGAACGGCGTCCAAATGTGTCTTGGATATACTCAGATAGACCTTTGATATCCTCCAAGTTCTCGTCGTTAAACTCATATGGTTTATCTATCCCGTATGTTCCCATATAATGATTCGGGTTCACGTTTTCCCTGCAAATATACTCATAATTTACGATTTTATACTTTGCATAATTGGTGTAGGCGTATTTCTGTTTCGCATGAATGTTGGTGTCTTTCATATCCCAAAACGTTACAATTACCTTTTCATGACACTGTTCGATTATATTTTTCAACAGGTGTTTTACAAAGGTGATCCAATCTTCCTTGTTTTCATACATGTCTTTAACTGCAACGAAATAAGGCATTTATATATAATATAAACAGATTTTAACTAATATAGGTAGATGTCTAAAAGTCAAGAGTCCATTCACATACAATATTTTAATATCACAAAGGAGTATGCGATGAAATATGGAGAACAAACCATTCTATTTTATCAGGTCGGCGCTTTTTTCGAAATGTATGGAATACAGACGCGCGAAGGCGACATTTTACACAGTCGCATAGAGGATTTCACCCAGTTCGCCCAGTTAAACATGTCGGCCAAAGAGATTGACACGATAGACGGGACGGTTCTCATGGCGGGGTTCCGTGACTATTCGCTGGATAAGTATATTAAAATCGCGACGGCCAATCATTATACAGCTGTCGTATACACTCAGAATGCCACGAATCCTAAAGATATAAAACGCGAACTGTATGGCATCTATTCTCCAGGAACATATCTGTCATATGATACAGACAGTTCTCACATGCTATCGAACCATACGGTTTGCATCTGGTTGCACCGGTATTCCGCATCGCCTTTGGGTTCTCCCCAGTTTATATGTGGAATGGCAAGTTCTCATATATTCACAGGTGAATCCACGATGTTTGAATATCAGACCGATTTTATAATGAATCCTACCACGTTCGATGAAATGGAGCGATATCTCTCGATTATTTTGCCGAGCGAAGTCATTGTCATCTCCCATTTGACGGAGAAACAGACCGACCAAATCATCCAGTTCTCTGGATTAAAAACCGCGATGATTCACAAAATCATTCTTGAAACTGAAACGAACGCCGTAAAAATAGAGGCAGTAGAGAACTGTTTAAAACAGAAGTATGTGACCCATATACTATCCACGTTTTTCGGAGAAGAATCACTCTATGTATGCAGAGAGTTCTCGACCTATTCTATTGCAACCCAGGCGTTCTGTTATCTCCTTCATTTCTTACAAGAACATAACCCGAACCTCGTAAAACGGATTTCTATCCCCTCCTTTCAAAACACGAGCAACCGACTGGTTCTTGCAAACCATACACTGAAACAGTTGAATATCATCGACGACCAAACGACCGACGGGAAAAAATCGGGGAGACACTCTTCGGTCCTCACGCTATTGAACCGTTGTTGCACTTCGATTGGAAAACGCGTTTTTCAAATGCAGGTGACAAACCCCGTATTTGACTGTGACTGGTTAAACCAAGAATATGACATCACAGAGGAACTGTTGAAATACGACATTTTGCACATTCGAAAACAACTGTCTAAAATAAAGGACCTCGAAAAAATAGGTCGCCAAATCATTGCACGCAAAATATATCCACATTCGCTGTTTCATTTATTTGAAAGTCTAGACACAATAGACGGACTCATTTCCGACGACGCCATTTTTTCAGACCCGGCAATTATGCGATATCTGGCTCTTTCAGAGGAGAACATTGCTCTTCAGACCCGGGAGGTTATCGACAGCATTCAGTCGTTTTTCATCATTGAAAAATGCAAGGGACTCGATTCTGTTACCGTTTTCCCTGAAAACATCGTTCAACGTGGGATTCGCCCCGCATTGGATGGTCTGGTCGATGAGTATAACCACAACCTTTCTTTATTCCATATGGTTAAAAAAGGGTTGAACCAGCTCATGCAGTCGGGAGACAAAAAAGAGGATTTTATCAAAATCCATGAGACGGATAAATCGGGGTCCAGCCTTCAAATCACCAAAAAACGCGGAGAACTGTTGAAACGGGTTCTCGCAGGATTGAAGCCGGATTCAGTCACATTCACAGAGGATTTGATAGTCCAAGTGAAAGATATCCGTTTCGTCAAAGCTTCTGCGTCGAACGACGAAATCGATTTCCCGCAGTTGACGAACATTACCCGAAAACTGTTGTCGCTGAAAGAACGGATATCCGAAGAAATCGCGCAAACGTTTGCAATGTTTCTGAGAACGTTTGAAACCGACCATTATAAAACATTGACATCCATCATTCGATGGATAGGGAAACTGGATGTTTTACAGTCAAAAACTTATGTCGCCAAGGAATACTGTTATTGTAAACCGGTGATACATTCAGATGCCCCACAGTCGTTCTTTGATGCCGTCGGATTGAGGCACGTTCTCATAGAACACATACAACAGAATGAAATCTATGTGAAAAATGACTTAAGGCTCGCCGTGGACCGGGATACACCATCTGGTATACTCATTTTTGGAACAAACGCGGTAGGTAAAACCAGTTTGATTCGCGCCGTAGGAATCTGTGTCATTATGGCGCAGTGTGGGATGTATGTACCGTGTGCGTCGTTCGCATATAAACCCTACACCGCTATTTTTTCGCGTATTTTAGGGAACGACAATATTTTTAAGGGGCTCTCTACGTTCGCCGTCGAAATGTCCGAACTCCGCATCATTCTAAAGATGGCGGATGAGAACAGTCTGGTTCTCGGAGACGAGCTGTGTTCGGGTACGGAAACGGAGAGTGCCATGTCGATTTTTTCCACGGGACTCATTGAACTGCACGAGAAACGCGCGACTTTCCTTTTCGCCACCCATTTTCACGAAATCACAAAATACGAGGAAGTTCGAGGGCTCTCTGGACTGGGTATAAAACACATGACGGTGCATTATGACCCTGAAATAAAGGGGCTCGTATACGACCGTGTTTTGAAAGACGGACAGGGTTCTCGCATGTATGGTTTAGAAGTGTGTAAATCTCTTTATATGGAGAACGCGTTTATGGAACGCGCCTATCTCTTCCGAAACAAGTATTTCACAGACCAAACGGGCGAACTCGCGTTTAAACCGGCGAATTACAATCCAAAAAAAATTCGCGGGAGATGCGAACTGTGTGAAACTGAAATCTCTCAAGAAATACATCATCTGTCTCCTCAACGTCTTGCAGATGAGAAAGGGTTTATCGACGCGTTTCATAAAAATCACGCGGGGAACCTGGCGGCATTATGCGAGAAATGTCATGATAAAATACACGAGGCGAATGTTGCCTTCGTAAAACGAAAGACGACGCGTGGATACAAACTTACGACATAGAAACGTCGCGGATAACGTCACACATCGTCTGTGTATTGTTTGTGTCGTTTTGAACGTTGGCTGGGATATAACTCTCGATGTCGTCTTCATCTGCAGATTCGTCGTTGTCGTCGGGAGGGGTCGCGGATTCGTCGTTGTCGTCGGGAGGGGTCGCGGATTCGTCGTCGTCAAACTCGTATTGGGTGTCTACCGCATTCTCTCTCAACATTGAATCAAACGTGTCGTATTCTCCTGCAACCTGTCTGCGTAGTCCCCCCCTTCCATGTGAATAGTCTCTTCCATTCGACGACGAACGAAAACTTTGATTCCTGCCGTTGCTGATAATTCGGGCATGGAGATACATGTTGTCAAACTCCGACGAATATGACGCATATAGGTCGTCGAACAACAGTTTATAAAAGGTGGTATCTAACAGCCCACGTTGTCTGGCATATACGCGTATTTTTTTATAGAGCTGTTTGAGATGTGAACCGTTTGCATCGATTCCGTTCGTTCGCGTATGATACATTGCCCGGTTCACTGCAAATCTAAAGATATCGCTTGTCAAGTCGGCGGTCTGCGTATCGGAATTGGAAGACGTCTTTATCACATGCAGTTCCGTATCTACTGTTTCTTTGGTGGAACCAGGTAGAATGCCCGAGGTATGAATGATACAGGCGACGTTTCTTTCGAAGAGGTTTGCAGGGGTCCGGTATTCTTTGCCGGAAATGAACGTGCCTAAATTTATCGCATTTACGAAGGTATGTGCTTTCTCGTCGAAAACAAAGAGACTGCTATCGATGTCGTATAGAATATGTAGAGTCACTCCGGTTAATGCCGGGTAACATATGGTGTGTAATAGTTCTCCGCATAATATTCCAATGTGTCGATAATCGTCGACCAGCTGATAACTACTGTCGTCGTGTTTTTTCGAGCATTCAGTCAATAGCTGATAGTTGTGGTCGTCCCCGTAGCCTATGAAAGTGGTTGGATATTCACTGCTGACGAGTTCGGCGAGTTTGGAATGATTCACTTCGCCCATATTGGGATGACCGTCGGTTAAGAAGAAATGATGGATTTTCGCGAATATGGAGAGGTATGGTTCGATTCTTTGTTGAGAGTGTGTAATCGCGCATTCTATATCTGTGGACCCACCGGCGAGGACGCCCTTTAGTTTCGTGAGGATTTCATCTGTGGTTTCTGGGATCACGTCCGTGAGTTCGACAATGGGTTCAAAGGTGTCATTAAACGCATTTATGAGAATGGATACCGGCATCCGCTTTTTCACGATGGTATGAATCAGATTTGTAACCGTTTGTATTACATGGTGCATTTTACGGTCGTACTGCATGGACCCCGAATTGTCGATGGTGATGGATAAGAGTGTCGGAGTTTTATCCATTTCCATTTCGGTGACCTTGTTTACAACCACGCCGAACTCGGCAGGATTGAACCCGAGGTCTTCGAAGGTGAGAGGACAGACGCCTTGATGTTTGATAAAAGAGGTGGAGAAGATAGAGTTCGATGTCATGGTCGTATAATTGCATCTAACATCAATTTAGAAAATGAAATCAATTTTATGTTGGTTTATATGACAGATTCGGTACACATTGTCTCTCCCCTAAAGAAGTACAGCACTCTGACTCATGGCATTCATTTTGATTCAGTTTGCTACATTCAAACTCGCGGTTTATGATAGACCCTTCGGTTGCACTACAGAGGTTGGCGGGGTCAATTTTATTCATATTAAACGGTTTATAGGTGTAAGGGTTCATGGGCCCTACTTCACCCCTTCCCAGACCTCTTCCCGTAGCTTCATTGTATGGAAGCAATGAGGAATAAATCCACTCTTTGGTTTCAGTCCGCGGGTTTGACTTCCGGCTCAACCAAACGGATTCTTCATAATTCGGGACGAACGGAGGTGGGTTAGGCGTACTCGAGCCAAACGGGTAATACTGCGTTTTGTTTTGTATGACATCCAGTTTGGTTGCGACCAGGTTTCCTTCTGCATTTTGAACCCATACATATCCAAACTCTAAATTATTGGTGCTGGTCGAGTTGTTTTTTTCGGGGTCGGAATGATAGGTCGGAAACTCGTGACTCGAATCGTAATATTTTTTATAGGTGGTATCTAAACCGCCTGGCGGATTCGTTGGATATTTCTTTCTTTCATTTTCAATTTGTGAGAACAACTGAGCGTTTATGAATGGTTCAACATAGAGTTGACTCGCTAAAAACAGAGATATCAATAAGATAAGAGTTAAAAGTAAATATATAGCATTCATTATATATTTAGTATATACTGACGTTGGAAATTATATGTGTATTTACTGCAATTATATTTTGCATAGATACGATGTGTTCTCGATATTCTTATCCGACCCCGGACCTGTAAAAATAAATTGTAATATAAAATTGATTCACACATAAATAAATGATTGATAATTATATATAAAATGATTATTCCTGTAAAATGTTTTACTTGCGGAAATGTGATTGCAAACAAATACCGCCATTATTTACAAGAGGTTCGCAAGCGAAAACTTTCGAAAGGGTTGGTGGTGGAAAGGGTGGTTTATCTGACGAAAGACCACATTGAAAAATCGGCCGAAGGAGAGGTTTTAGACGAATTATTTATATTGAATATGTGTTGTCGCCGTCATTTCTTGACACACGTTGACATTGAATAATATGTTTCTATACTATATATGAATAAAATCGACGGCGGAGATTGCGGATGTAACAGTAAGATTACGGGGGGTGGAGGTATCCCTCCTTTGGCAGATATGTCGAATGACCCACAACGATTTCAAGAATCGGTTCGTATGAATCGAAATATAAACGGGGGGAAGAGAAAAATGCGTAAATCCAAAACATCAAAAAAAAAGCGTTCTCATAAACGTAGGTCGACCCATCGCAAAATAAAACGAAGGAAATCGAGAAAGATGCGTGGAGGAAACGTAAACTCTCCTGCGTATACGGACGGAATCGCTTTTTCTACGGGGTCATTATCTGGGAGTTTCATTGGGTCAAATATATTGTCTGGTGCTGGAAATGCGAGCATGAATCCGAGCATGTCTAATTTTCAGGAGCGACCATTTATATAATAATATTATATTTTATAATTATATAATGGCAATCAAAGGTTTAACCAACTTATGTCCCCCTGCAATGTTTTATTTAGTGATATCTATGTTTGCAATTGTGTTGATGAGTATACAAAATTACGGTCATCGCGATGTATATTGTTTAGGATATTACGAATGTGATGTATCCAGTGTATACATTATTTTCCTTTTAAAAATCGTATATATTATATTCTGGACGTGGATATTAAACCTCATCTGCGGTGCGGGTGCCGAATGGTTCTCTTGGCTTCTTGTGTTTTTGCCTTTTATTTTATTTTTTATCATGATTTCGTCCATGTTTATAATGTAATGTGAGAGGTCTAATCTAATGTTTTCATAATGTATATGAAAACATGGTCTAAACATCGAAAGGGTATATACTCCGCCCTTACTAGAAAGCGGAGAGAACTACCAGTAAGGGTAAACGGCCATGTCGTCGAAATCAAAGAGGGATGGAAGTCCGTTTGTATCCACGGATCTCCATATGACCGTGGGTTCGCTCACGGGTTTTTATTGTACGAAGAATTGGCAAGAACGATGGAGGCTTACCCCTTTTTGATACGCGAGAAAATCGATCACACGATTGAAGACTATATTGCGTATTCGAATAAACATATAAAACCGGTCGTAATAAAACATTTCCCGGAGATTTACGAAGAGATGGAAGGCATCGTCGCCGGTGCGAACGCACGAAACGTCCATGTGACCCTCGATTTTTTGATTGCATGGAACTCGCATATGTCGATACAATCGCAGTATATTCCCGGCCGTCGTACCAAAGAAGAGATACACCCGGGCAGGTGTAGCGCATTTATTGCGACTGGGTCTGCCACGGAAGACGGGAAAATCGTAATGGGACATACGACACACACCGATTTTATCGAAGGTCAGCTTTCGAATATTATAATGTATGTCATTCCGCACAAGGGTATGCCATTTATCATGCAGACCGCCGCCGGATATGTGGCATCGGTCACAGATTGGTTCGTATGCAGTTCGGGAATCGTCGGATGTGAAACGACCATTTGGGGAACAAACTATGAGCCCCAGTTTGGATATCCGTTTTTCTGCAGGATACGCAGAGCGATGCAGTATGCGACTACCCTCGACGAATACGCCGAAATCATGCAAAAAAACAATGCCGGGGATTATGCATGTTCGTGGTTGTTCGGTGATGTAAATACCAATGAAATCATGTTGTGCGAGTTGGGGTTAACAAGGACGAACATTCAAAAAACGGGCAACGGCATTTATTATGGAATGAACTCTACTTTAGATTTCGATTTGAGAACATACGAAACAAAGGATGACAAATGGAACGACATTACGGCGTCGACGGGGTCGAGAAACGTAAGATTGAACCAGCTGTTATACGGCGAATATTTCGGAAGAATCAATATCGAAACCGCGAAAAAGGTTCTCAGCGACCACTACAATCCTTTGACAAAAACTGACGTGCGAAACCGTCTCGCCGTATGTGTTCACGCCGAGTCCGACGGCCATTTAAAACAGGGGTCTTACGCCATGAGAGGATGCACGGATTGTAAGATTATAAACGCCGATATGGCGAAGGAAATGGCGTTTTATGCGAGGTTCGGTGCGGCGTGCGGTCGAACATTCTCTGTAAAACGGCACGTAAAAAAACACCCGAAATACAAAAAATGGGAGCCCCATGTATACGATTTTAAGAGATACAAATGGACGAAAATCGCCTTCACATAAAATTGAATGAAAGTATTTATATATAAATGATTAGTATAGTATAATATAATGAATCCAGTATTAAACCACGCCTCCGAACACCGCGACCTTTATCAGTTTACGATTTCGGGGATAAATGTCAGTCTGGCAAACTCCATTCGCAGAACGATATTGAACGATATTCCGACGGTCGTTTTAGACACCACGCATCACCCGGACGACGAGCCATGCAAAATAGAGGTCAATACTGGTCGACTGCATAATGAAATTGTAAAACAGCGGTTGGGGTGTATCCCCGTCCATATCGCCGATGCGAAAGAGATGGGGACATTCCCCGGAGAATATATATTAGTCATCGATGAAAAGAATGATACGGACACCATACAAATGATTACGACCGAACACTTTAAAATCCAGCATAAAGAATCTGGCAAGTTTATGGCCCGGGAGGAAGTCCGCACGATATTCCCACCGGACCCACTGAGTCACGACTATATCGATTTCGTCCGTTTGAGACCGAAAATCGGGGATTCCATACCAGGCGAACAGATAAAGCTGACCTGTAGGTTTATGATTGGCACAGCGAAGATGGATGGGATGTATAATGTCGTTTCAAAATGCACATATGGATACACACCGGACCGCGAGAAAGCCGACGAGGTCTGGAGTCAGATACAGCACCGATTGGTCGAAGAAGACACGCCGAAGGATGAGATAGAATATCAGAAACGTAATTTCTACCTTTTGGACGCACAGCGACATTATAAGCCAGACAGTTACGATTTTCAAATACAGACCATCGGTGTATTTGAAAACCGCGACCTCGTGAAAAAGGCATGTAATATATTGAGAACTCGATTGTTAGAAATGCACAAGAATCTGGAGAGCGATATTGTCCCTATCAAGACGAGCCTTACCACGGTCGAAAACTCGTATGATGTGGTTCTCATCGACGAAGATTACACCTTGGGAAAAGTGATTGAATACATCCTTTATGCAAAATATTATATGGGGGAAGAGAACCTCTCCTTCTGTGGATATAAAAAGTTTCATCCACATGATACCGAAAGCACGGTCCGCGTCGCATACAAAGAGCCCACGGAAAAAACCATTTTAAAGCAACATTTACGAGACATCTGTATGACAGGTGCCGAAATCTTCGAAAAAATATTCTCATTCTTTTAGTATTCACGAAAGTGTATAAATAATTCATGGTTATAATGGTATATGATTCAATACATATCTGCTTTTTTGAAACCATTCTTCTTAAAAAAGTTAGCCAGACCCATGGGTAGATGGCGAATCGAACATAACAATACACAATTAAACCAAAAGATAGATTTGTCGAACGAAGACCATTGTGGACCATGTGGTCAGTATGCATTAACAAAACGGAATGAGAATCAGAGATTAAAATGAACCCTTTGTATTCGTCTTTATATATATTTTTTTAATATATATAAAATTGAAGTAAACCCAATTCCAGTATAACTATATCATATGGATAAAAAAATAAACGCTCAACTTGAAACCTATATCATTGGATTCAAGGATGACCTCAAGAAAAAAGTGACTGAACTCGAGTTACAAGAAAAGGATAAGGTCAATGACCTGTTGGAATACATCTACGAATATCGGCGTATAACGTTTTCAAAGGACGATTTTTCAAAGAGGCGGCGCGTTCAAAATACCATTCCCATCGAGAACCGGTGTAATGCGATGAAGTCGACGAATGAAAGATGCACCCGTCGCAGAAAAGACGGGAGCGAATATTGCGGTACACACACCAAAAGCGTACCACATGGCAAGTTCTGTAATGACGTAAACACCCATAAAAACATTGAGGTCGTCGCGACCGACATCAATGGAATCATTTATTATGTAGACGAATACAAAAACGTCTATAAAACAGAGCATATTTTAAACGCCGTCGAGAACCCTAAAATCATCGCTAAATGTCATGTCGAACCGAGCGGAAAAAATGTGCTTCAACTGCTCTCGGTATAAACAAGTGACTCCTTTGTGATTTCTTCGCGGTTCTCTAATATAAAGTCGTTCAGTTCGCTCGCTTTCATAAAGTCGCCATTATAATACTTATTTAAAATGTCGAAGAGAACCTTTTTCGTAATCGGTTTTTTCACGTTTTTAACCGAATATAATAATACCCCGTTTTTCAGTTCAAAACAGTCCGTGTTTGTCTCTTTCATCGTTTTCATTAACTGGGTCGACATCTGAGTTCTCCGTTTTTTTCTCGAATTGATTTCAGATTGTAATGCGCGAATGTCGTTGTCGAGTTTTACCCACTCTTTTACACACTGAATCGTATGTTCTTTTGATTCCATTCGTTCTAATCTTATAGTTTATATTTAGTTTTTTTTATTTATCTTATTGTATAAAGTATTTATATACCTTATACAATGAACATGAATTTTTTTAGTCCTCAGAGCCGTGCAAACACGAATCTAAAAAACAAACAACAATATGCCATGAGCATGCACACGCGTCGTGTTATGACACCTGTCGTAGAGAACGTACCGGTGTCCGCACCGGTTGTGAATAAAGTGAAATGGGGAGAACCCACGTGGTATTTATTTCACACCCTTTCTGTGAAAATCAAAGACGCCGAGTTTTTGCGCGTTCGACAGGACCTACTAAACAACATTTATTCGATATGTGTAAACCTGCCGTGTCCTATATGTGCGGACCATGCAAAGGAATATTTGAATGCCATTAATTTTAATACGATACAAACAAAGGAGGATTTTCAGAGATTGCTTTATCACTTTCATAATTCGGTGAATGAACGAAAGGGGTATCCGATGTTTCCATGGGAAGAAGTGCATAGCAAATACTCTTTAGCAATTACTAATAATATCATAATTAATTTTATGGGTCATTATTCGGAAAAATCGGGAAATCCAAAGATGAGTGCCAGCGATTTTTTACGCAACCGGTTGATTGGGATATTAAAACAATGGTTCAATGATAACATACAATCGTTTCATCCATAGTGCATTATTCTCCATTTATTAATCAGTCTTTTGTTCAGGAAACGTGCATTTAAAGAGCTGTTTGGATGGTCGTTGACATGCGGTTTGACCCGAACCGATGTTTAAAAATAGGAGAGAGGGGTTATTCATTTTCGCGATGACACCCGCCCAGATTACACCTACTATACTGCCTACGATTAACGAAACGATTATGCCACCGATGTTATAGCAGTTGTTCATTATGTTCCAAATAATATCGGCAAGTATTAACAGTGGGAAAAATACGAGTGTAGGTATATTAAACGCACTCAGATTTTTAGAAACGATGATATGGACGAGGTAAAAAAACGTGTATCCTAATACTGTGACACCTAACGGGAGTTTCGAGAACGACCCCACGTTGCCAACCGTTATTAAACTGCATATGTTCGCTTTTTCACCTTCGGTTTCAAAAGAGAATGATTGACCTACCAAAAAGGTGCAAAAACATGCGAACAATAATCCCACCAAATAAATGAGCCCCTTCATATCCTGATTAAATAGAGAAGCCAGTGAAAAATAGCATACAATAATGAATGGTGCTAAACGGAAAAACAAATACAATAAGGAAATGATATTTAATTCCATTCTATATACATTGTATTCATAATAATTTGTAAATAATATAGATATTTTAACAGTACATTATTTAATGGGCATACCGAGTTATTTTTCTTATATTATTAGGAAATATTCTAATATTATACAGAAGAAGTTGGATAGAGTGCAAGGTCTTTTAATGGATTGCAACTCTATCATATATGATGTATATCATGCATTAAAAGAACAACATATGAAAGAGGCTTTCGACCTAACGGACTTGGAGGATAAAATCATAGGGCAGACCATAGAAAGGATATGTAGATATATCATAGATATTTCACCAGAAAAATATGCATATGTCACGTTTGACGGAGTTGCTCCTTTTGCTAAAATGTTGCAACAGCGAACTCGCAGATACAAGACACGTTTTTTTTATGACGCGACGAATATCTGGGATACCAACAATATAACACCCGGGACGGATTTTATGGAAAAGTTGTCGCGAGTAGTCTATGAATATTTTGAGAAGAGTGCGGGGACATTTGCATGTAAGGTCGTGTGTTCTTGTGCGGACGAAGACGGGGAGGGAGAACACAAGATGTTTCAATATCTGCGAGAGAAAGGGGGGATAACAGACTCGGTAGTGGTATATGGAATGGATGCGGATTTAATCATGCTAGGGCTTTTGCATGTGGAACTGACGGAGAATATCTATGTGTATCGAGAGATGTCAGAGGGGCTAGTCATTTTGAATGTAAAAGAGTTGGTGAAAGGGATAAAACGGGAAGTGGTCGGTATTGATGTAAGAGAGTATATATTGATGTGTTTTTTTCTGGGGAACGATTTTTTGCCGGGGGTAGTGGCATTAAATATAAGAACAAGAGGAATCGATATGATATTGACGGCATACAGAGAGGAGAAAGTGAAGTTGATTGACGACCGAGGTGAAATTGATTGGAAGAATATGGATAAATGGTTGGCAAGGTTGGCGACACGGGAGAGAGAGGCTCTTATATGGGAGTCGAACGAGAGGGACCGAATGGAAAAAAGACAGTGGAAAGAGGAAGAGTTGGTGAATAACGCTCCGATAATATATAGAATGAATGAAAAATATATAAATGTCAAAGATGATGGATGGTGTAAAAGGTATAAAAGGCGTATGAAAGTGTTAGAAGTCGAGGAGTATAAGAGAGGAGTGGAATGGATATATAAATATTATAGAGGAGAGTGTGAAGATAAGTTATGGAGGTATGAAGGAG